GAAACCGGCGCGAAGGCGACGCGTGCGATGCCCCTGTCGTCTCAGGTAGAGGCGGGGAACGTTGATATGGCTCGAGGGGATTGGAACCATGCGTTGATTGACGAGATGCGTGACTTCCCTTGGGGTCGCAAAGACGACCAGATCGACGCTCTTGTGCGGGCCTTTAGTACATTGACTGCGAGACCCCGGGCCACGGGCCCAATAAATCTGTCTTTTCTGACTCGCTGACGGCAACGCGAAGTACGTATTGGAAGCCAATGTTTGATACTCTTTGCGAACTGGTTAACCGCGACAGTGATTACCCGGATCGCGTTCGCCAGCTCAATATTCTGAATCGTGTGCTTGACGGGACGCTGTATGACGTACTTCCGTATCACTTCCACGAGGAACGTGGTGCGGGGGGAGAATACATTCCGTTGCGCCGGCGGCGGCCGAGCGTTAGGTATCCGCTATGTCGGATTGTCGTGGAAGACAGTGTCTCGCTGTTGTTCAGCGAGGGTCACTTCCCTACGTTAGACAGTAACGACACCGTTGTCCGCGACGCGCTGGCAGGGATCGTCAAGGAAACGCGCCTTAATTTTACGATGACGGAGGCAGCTTTAAGGGGCTCGGTTGGCTCGGTTGCGCTGCTGCTACGTGTGCTTCAGGGACGTGTTTTTGTTGACGTCCTGGACACGATGTATTTGACGCCGAGATGGGACCCGAAGGCACCCGACACGCTTGCGCGGGTTGATGAGCGTTACAAGGTCTCTGGCGCAGACCTGATCAGCAACGGCTACCAGGTAGATGACCCCGACGGCCAATACTGGTTTGCGCGAAGTTGGGATCCGCTCAGCGAAATCTGGTTCGAGCCTGTGCCTGTCGGCACATCAACGCCGCCGGCAGTGGACACGGCGAGGACGGTTTTGCACAAGCTAGGCACCGTTCCTATCGTCTGGATCAAAAATTTGCCTGGCCGATCTGTAACCGGGGATCCAAGCGATGGTGGTTGCACGTTTGCCGCGGCAATCCATTCGCAAGTGGAGATTGACTATCAACTTAGCCAGGTCGGACGAGGACTTAAATATAGCAGCGACCCGACGTTGCTTCTGAAGGACCCTGCTTTGATCAATGGCGACCTGATCAAGGGGGCAGGTAATGCGCTTGTCGTTTCTGAGAAAGGCGATGCCCGGCTTCTCGAGATCGGAGGTACGGCTTCGAGCGCAGTCATCGAATACGTCCGCACCCTGCGCGAGCTGGCGCTGGAAAGCATCCACGGTAATCGAGCCAGTCCAGAGAGAATAACGTCGGCTCAATCTGGACGTGCATTAGAGTTGCTGAACCAGGGCCTGATCTGGTTAGCCGATAGCATGCGAATCAGTTACGGCGAAGCTGGCCTACTGCAACTCGCACGCATGATTGTACTGGCTTCTCAGGCATATCCCCTAGTTGTTCTTGGGCAAGTGGTTGGTCCCTTAGATCCAACAGCTTCTATTAGCCTCAAATGGCCGCGCTGGTACCCAACGACAGCTGACGATCGCCTAAAGGATGTTCAATCGCTGACGTCCCTGGTTGCCTCGGGCTGCATCAGTCGCGAGACCGCGGCACGAGCCATCGCTGCATATTACGACATAGAGTATTTCCCGGAGGAACCAGATAGCCAATGCGTGCACGACACACCGTGAGTTGGAAATGGATGAATTACTGAACGGCGAGCCACCCGAAATGCAGGAGCAGCCGGATAATCCGGTAGCTGACGCCGAAATTGACAAACTACGTGCGCACTACGAGTCGCGCCTTCTGGCCGCCAACCTTCGCACCGAAGCGATCAAAGCCGGGATGATCGACCTGGACGGACTAAAGCTTGTCGATTTGTCTTCTGCTACGCTTGACGCACATGACAGGGTTATTGGCGGGCGCAAGATGATGGAAGATCTTCGACGGCATAAGCCCTGGCTGTTTGGAGCGGCGTCGTCGTCGAGCTCTGCTGTTGCCCCTGCTTCGCAACCGGTCCGACAAAAGACCGCGCTCGAGATGACTGACGAAGAATATACTGCCGCTCGCGCGGCCATTACGAAACATCGATTTTAATCCAGGCCTGACGACGGCACTCGACACATATAGGATCTTTGATGGGTATCCAAAATTTTCCGATCTCGCTGCAGCCAATCATCCAGCAAGGTTTTCTGGAGCGTGAGTTCTCGCAAGCCCTGCGGTCAAAGCTCGGCTACCGGGCTTGTGCAGATCGCGTAGACATTGCGGTGGGCATGGGTGAAACATTGACCAAGACGCGGGCCGGGCTGAAGCCCACGGTGACGACGCCATTGGTCCCAGCCACGAACACCAACTTTGACAATGGGCTCACCCCTACTACATGGGGCGTCGAGCAGTATACGATCACCATTAATCTCTACGCGGCAACCACTGACTTGAATGTCGTAGCGGAGCGGGTAGGTATTGCGTCGCAGTTCCTGCAAAATGCTTATGTCAACGGCGAACAGGCGGCTCGCAGCCTAGACGAACTGGGCCGAAATGCACTATTTGCCGCCTATCTGGGCGGCAATACCCGCGTTCATACCACTCTTACGGCCGCCGCGACGACCATTTCGGTCGATGACATCCGGGGCTTTCAAAACGTTTTTGTCAACGGTGTCCAGCAGCCTGTCGGCGGCAGCAACCCGATGACCGTGACCGTCGGCGCCGACACATACACACTGGTAGCAGTTTCTGCCGATAGCATAAATGTATCGACGGCTCCGAACGGCATATCTGGGACGCTAACGTTTACGGGCAACGTCTCGGTCTCCGACGGGACTGCAGGGAACACAGTTGCCGCGGCGAACGGATCCTCGATCGTGCGCCCGTCCCAGCGCGGAAACACGTCGCTGATACTGGCTTCCGATACCCTTGCGATGTCGTGCCTGCTTGATGCCGTTGCCAAGCTGCGGCTGAATGCAGTTCCCGAGATTGACGGTGCCTATAACTGCTACCTTGACCCCGTATCTGCCCGTCAGCTTTTTGCTGATCCCGATTTCAAACAACTCTTCCAGGGTGCGACATCGGCCAATCAGGTCTTCAAACGGGGCATGACGAACGATTTCCTGGGACTGCGGTTTATCCCGACGACTGAGGCATTCGTGCAACCGCATCCGTCGATCAGTGGGCTCATGGTTCGTCGGCCGGTCATTTGTGGACAAGGCGCTCTGATCGAGGGAGATTTTGCCGGCATGGCGACGAGCGACATTGCACCGACCGACTCCATTATCGCCCCCAAATCAAAAACAAAAACCCAACTACCC